TCAAGCCTTTCGGGGAACAGTTCTTAGAGACACTCAAGTCAGTTGAGGTCTTAGAGTCTGACCCTTTAGGGTAGATCGGAACTCCGTCACCTATCTCGCGACTCGATTGAGTTATGAGTATGGAGTTCCGTTCAACACCATCGTGGAACTTTCTCCGATGGCTTTCAAGGCTCATATACAGGTATTAAACGAGATAGCGAAGGAGCGAAGCGATGCCAACAAAGGTACAAGGCGTCCTCGCACTTCGTAAAGCTTTGCGCCAGTTTGAGCCTGACCTAGCCAAAGAGACAACAAAGCAAATAGCAGGATTCTTAAAGCCTTTGGTTAAGGATGCTAGAGGCTTCATGCCTAGCAATTCAGAAGTGCCATCAGGCTTTGTACAGCGTCCTCGCAAGACTGCTAGATTCCCAATGTATGACGCAGTTATTGCCAAGCGCGGCATCAGTTACAAGTCATCACCTAGCAAGCCCAATCGTTCAGGCTTTAGAGCCTTAGCGTCTATCTTTAACAAGTCTGCTGGCGGTGCTATCTATGAGACCGCAGGACGCAAGTCTGGCATACAGGGTAACTTCACTCCGCGCTTTAGCGGTCAGCTTGTAGGCGACAAGCAGAAGATGACTGGTCGCGCCATGTATAGGGCATACGAGAAGGATCAAGGCAAAGCCAAAGCAGCAGTTATCAAAGCCATCGAGAACAGCGCAGCAAAGTTTAATGCGACTAAGGAGAAGGTGTAATGGCTGACTTACGGATAGATTTAGCAGCGGAGTTTGTAGGCAAGAAAGCGTTTAAGGATGCCGATAACGCAGCCGTTAGATTAGACAAGACAGTCAAGCAATTAGGCAAGACCCTTGGCATTACTCTTGGTGCATCCGCAATGGCAGCCTACGGCAAGGCAGCAGTCAAAGCCTTTGCAGAAGATGAGGCAGCAGCGCGCAGACTATCTAGCGCAGTAGATAACCTTGGGCTTTCATTTAGCAAGGTTCAGGTTGCAGATTTTATCTCTAGCCTAGAAACTACAGCAGCAATATCAGATGACATTCTTCGCCCAGCCTTCCAGTCTTTACTTAACATCACAGGATCATTAACAAAGTCTCAAGAGCTTCTTAACAATGCCATCCAGATAAGCCGAGCATCAGGCATAGATTTAGCCACAGTCACATCAGATTTAGGCAAGGGCTATGTCGGAATTACTCGCGGGCTCATTAAGTACAACACAGGATTAACTAGAGCAGAACTTACAACTAGATCATTCAATGACATCCTTGGCATCATGCTGGCCAAGTCTGCTGGTGCAGCGCAGGACTACCTGACCACTACATCATTCAAGATGGACGTGTTGCGTGTTTCATCAGAGCGAGCAAAGGAGTCAATCGGCGAGGGCTTGGTTAATGCTTTTGCAGTCCTTGGTGGTGGTTCACAAGCCAGCGATGCAGCCAAGACTATTGACAATATCGCCAAAGGCATCAACGCCATCACAATGGCTACAGCACAAGCGGTAAACGGCTTGCGCATGCTCTACAAAGGTCTGGATTTCCTTACTTCCTTTGGCGGGCTTACAGGCGGCGATGGCGCACTCGTTAGAAGGTTTGACCAAGCTCCGACAGTATCTTCTGGGCGTTCAGCATCTCCAGCAGGTACAGCCTTGCGCACACGCCAGCAGCGCGATGCAGAGGCAGCAGCCGCTAAGAGAGCCAAGGAAGTTGCAGCCCTAACTAAGAAGCAGGTGGCATCTACCAAGGCTCTCACAGCCGAGCAGAAGCGCCAGAACGCCATTAAAAAGGCTGGCACTCTCTTTGACTTAGACCAGATTCAGATTATCGCAGCACTTAAGGGCAACATCTCTAAAGAGGATCGTTTACGTTTAGAGTTGCAGTTAGCACTTGCTACCGAGAACGTTTCTGAAGTTCAGAAGCTAGGACAAGAATTAGCAATTTCTCAAGGCTTAGGAACAGATTTAGCAAAGTTCCTTGCAGACCTACCATCAGCTAAGAATCCTTTTGAGGCTTGGAAATCCTTCTTAGATGGCATCGAATCACAGGCTGCTCGTATTGCTTCTATGCAGTTCCAGATGGCTAACTTTAAGTACACAGTACCGACTGGGAACTTTACTTACGGACAGGGCAACCCGCTTAACACAGATGTATTCGTTGATCCAAGAGGCGCTGGTGGCGCTGGTGGCTCAACAGTCGTGGTCAATGTCGCTGGGTCAGTCACGACATCACAGAGCCTTATAGACGAGATTCGTGGCGGGCTTAACGTAGCTGCACTCTCTGGTTCATCCGCTAACGTAGAACGCAGAATCGGCGGCTGGTAATGTCATTACCCGCAACCATCAACGTATCCTTCGACTTCTCAAGCGGAGCAACCTTTGGCACAGGATTTGTCATTGGAGACCCAACCTACGGAGTTATTGGAGTCAGCCGCTTTGGTTCTGATGCCACAGTCATCCCAGTAGTTGATCTAACTCCAAACGTTTACAATATATCCATCAGCCGTGGGCGCAACATCATGCGCGATACCTACGAGGCTGGCAATGCCACAATCCGAGTATTAGACCCTAACTCTGACTTTAACCCACAGAACACAGCATCGCCCTACTTTGGCAAGTTAGCGCCACTTCGTAAGATTCGTGTATCTGCCACAACTGCCACTACAAGTTCATGGCTCTTCAGCGGTTATGTGCAGGACTACAAGTACACCTACCCACAGGGGCAAGAGACTGGCTATGTGGACATCATCGCTACAGATGCCTTTCGCCTATTCAACATGGCTAACGTGCAGACCATCCCAGACACAGCGGCAGGGCAAAACACAGGCACACGCATAGGCAAGATTCTGGATTACATCGAGTTTCCTTCTTCGATGAGGCAAATTTCGACAGGGCTTAGCACCTGTATCGCTGATCCTGCTACAGCCCGCACAAGCCTAGAAGCCATGAAGAACGCAGAGTTCTCCGAAGGCATGGGCGCTTTCTATATGGATGCAGAAGGTACTGCTGTCTTTAAGAACCGCACCGAGGTAGTCCAGTCAATCGGCACAACTGCCACCCAGTTCAACCAGACCACAGGCATCCCATACAAGAATCTTCAGTTTGCCTTCGATGACAAGCTCATCATTAACGATGTGACCTTTACCCGCTATGGCGGCGGCACAACGCAGGAAGTATTTGATAACGACTCAATTGCTAAGTACTTCCCACACAGCTTAAATCGTCCTGACCTTGTGGCAGAAACAGACGATATTGTCCTAAACGTGGCGCGTGAGTATGTGGCAACCCGCAAGGAAACCACAATCCGCATAGACGCGATGACTGTGGATTTGCTGGATACAGCAGTACCGACAGATACCATGATTGGGCTTGAGTACTTTGATAATGTAGAGATAACCAACGTTCAGCCTGACGGCTCGACTATTGTTAAGACACTACAGGTTCAAGGGCTAAAGTGGGATATAACCCCAAACCGCATGACAGCAACAGTCACAACTCTCGAACCTATTGCGGATGGCTTCATCGTTGGCAGTAGTCTTTTTGGTATAATCGGCACATCTATATTGAGTTACTAGGAGAAAAATGGCAGCAGGACTAGGGTATATCGAGTTTAATACAGGAGACGTGCTTACGGCTGCCCAAGCCAATGGATACTTAGCCTCTCAAGTGGTGATGGTATTCGCAGATGCAGCAGCTAGAACGTCTGCTATTGCTAGCCCACAAGAAGGCATGATTTCTTACCTCAAAGATACTAATGCAACCCAGTATTATTCTGGATCAGCATGGGTCTCAATCGGTGGTGGCTCAAGTCCTTTAACTACCAAAGGTGATTTGTACACTTATTCCACAACCGATGCTCGCCTTGGCGTAGGCACGAATGGACAGATTCTTACAGCAGATTCAGCAGAAGCGACTGGACTAAAATGGGCTACCGCTGCTAGCGGTGGTGTTGATTGGGTTTCTTGGAGTCCTTCATATTCAAGCATTACTATTGGTAACGGCACAGTTACAAGCGTTAAAGCGCAAGATGGGGAAATGGGATATTTTTTCTGGCGTTTATCATGGGGTTCTACAACTAGCATTTCAGGAAGCGATCCTGCTATTGACCTGCCTTATTCAGCCCTATATGGAAACACTTCATTTTATGGCGGTATTAGAGATGCAAGCGCTGGTGCGTTTTACAACTTAATTGGTCAAACCAGTTCTGCTGGTGGAACTACAATGTATCTTGCAACAGAAAACACAGCAGGAACTTATGCAAGCGTTACACCACTTACTTCATCTGTACCAATCACATTTGCCACAGGCGATGTCCTAGTAATTACAGGAGCGTATCCAGTATGATGAAAATCGAGAACCTAGTAAGAGTTGATGAAGTTTTATCAGATTTGCCTGATGAATGGATTTTGGAAAGAGTAAGAATCTGGCGTGATGCTGAATTAAAAGCAAGCGACTGGACACAGATTATTGACTCTACAGCTGACAAAGCTGCATGGGCTGAATATCGCCAAGCCTTGAGAGACTTACCAACTTCTAAAGACAATCCTAAAAACATCATCTTCCCTGTAAAACCGAGCTAGTAACGTGACTCCCAAGTTATGCAAAGCTGGGCAACAATTAAGGTTGCAGGTCGATGATAGTTACCCAGACCGCGATAGAACCTCGGACGGCTGGATTGGCGATGTACGTCATTCGGCACGTCCTTCTGACCACAACCCTGATGAACAAGGTATTTGCAGAGCCCTTGACCTTGACAGGGATTTATCTGGTAAAGCCAAGCCCGACCTCATGCCTGACCTTGCAGATCAGATACGACTTGCAGCGAAACGTGGAGATAAGAGAATCTCTTATGTCATCTTCAACGGGCGCATTGCTTCCTCTCGCATGGGGTGGCGTTGGAGGAAGTATTCTGGAATTAACCCGCACACTAAGCATTGCCATATTTCTTTCACTAAGAAGGGCGATTCAGATGATTCGTTCTTTAATAT